ACAATAGAACGACAAACAGACGCAACTACAACCAATACATTCGATTGGAAAATTTACTGGTAAAATTAAAAACTTTTGGCGATTCACATACCAAAGGTTCTATGTTAAAAAATCCTAATTCCACATGGCCTGTTTTACTAGGAAATAAATTAAACTTACCTGTTGAAAATTATGGTGTTAAAGTTGGATCAAATGAAGAAATTATACATCTTGCCCTTTCTAATAGTCCTGCCACTGAAAAATCATTAATTATTATTATGACAACATTTCCAGATAGAGTGTACTGGAATAATACATCTATAGAGTCAAGTGATAATGATGAAATATATCAACAATGGCTTAACAATAAATTTGATATTGATAGTGCATCAGACTATCAAAAAATACAAATAGACAGATGTAAAGAACTATTAGAATATAGAGGACATAAAGTTTATGTTTTTCATATTGTAGAAAAGTTATATGAGATTAAATCTCAACTTGACAAACACTATAAAACATATTATAATATATGTGGGCAGGTTCAATCCAAACCGTCTGGCTATGGCTGGTATGCTGAAGAAGCCGTAGCGGAATGGGCAAACTATCTATACAAAATAATAACACATGACCTCAAAATTTGAATATCCTCCATCGAGACGGGCTATGGTTAAAGGTAGCCGTTTATATGAAGTTGGTGATGAACATTTACCTAGTGTAACAACTATATTAGATGCTATGTCTGATAAATCTGCAATTATAGCATGGCAGAAACGTATAGGCATGGAAGAAGCAAATAGGCAGAAAAAAGAAGCAAGTGGGTTAGGTACCGCAACTCATAAACTTGTTGAAAACTATTTGCTAAAAGAAGAATCAAAACCAAAAGGTAATTTAGTTTGGCAAATGGCTGAAAAAATTAGTAAGCCTATTATAACAAATTTACACGTACATATGGATGAATTATGGGGTGTAGAATGTACATTATTTTATCCTGGACTATATGCAGGTACAAGTGATTGTGTAGCAGTATATAGAGGAGAACCGGCAATATTAGATTTTAAAACATCTAAAAAAATAAAGAAACGTGAATGGATTGAGAATTATTTTTTACAATGTACTGCCTATGCATTAGCACATAATCAAATGTTTAACACAGACATTAAAAATTGTTATATTTTAATGGTAGATAGAGATGGAAACTTTAAAGAGTTTGATTTAAGTACCGACTTTGAATTATATTCAAATAAGTGGTCTGAAATTGTCGATAAATATTATGAGCTAAATACAAATAGATAAGAACTTCCATTTTAAGGATTTATAATAAATGGCAACAACGACAGCACGAATGCAAGTAAGAAGAGGCAATCAAGCCGATTTGCCAATACTTAACGAAGGTGAATTTGGATATGCTACCGATACTCAACGTTTATTCATTGGTAATGCATTTGAAACATTTACAAGTACAGGAAGTGCTGGTCAAGTTCTAACTCTAACAAATAAAACTGTCAAACCAGATACATTAACTGTTTTAGCAGATGCAGGTTCAGGTTATAGTAAACTAGCATTAACAACAGATTATACCTTATCAACTAACCAAGTTACACTTGTAAATGGAGTTACTGCTACAGGTTCTCCAAATGTAAAAGTAGGTTATAACAGTGAAGTCGGTATGACTGGTGGTGCCCAACAAGCACATCATGTAACATTAGCTTCTGGTACAAATGTTAATACTGGTTTTAGTTTTAATACTTCATACTATAATACCATGTTTATGGATTATACGTTGAAACAAGGATCATTATTTAGAGTCGGTACATTACGATTTATCACAGACGGAACGGCAGTAAGTTTGCATGATTCATTTGAAGATTTATCAACTACCCTGGGACTCACATTTTCAACCGTTATTGCATCAAGCATTGTTGATTTAAAATACACGGTTGCCACTGCGACTGAGTTTTTCTTCCAAATCAGGGTATGGAATACCTCAGTGTAATAAATAGTTTTTACATGCAAATAGCATTGTTGCTAGAAGCATTATCAAAATACAATTCAAGAATACAATAGAAGGAGTGTTGATGTCTGGTTTACCTACCGAATACCAATCATTTATTCATTTGTCTCGATACGCAAGATGGGACTATGATAAGGAAAGAAGAGAAACGTGGAACGAAACCGTTGCCCGTTACTTTAATTTTTTTGAAGAACATATTAAAGAACAATGTGGCTACACATTAAAAAAAGAAGAACGTAAAGAATTAGAACAAGCAGTTCTTAAATTAGAAGTTATGCCAAGTATGCGATGTATGATGACTGCAGGGGAAGCATTAAAAAGAGAAAATGTTGCAGGATATAATTGTTCATATATTGCAGTAGATCACCCAAGATCATTTGATGAAATTTTGTACATATTGATGAATGGTACAGGCGTAGGTTTTAGTGTTGAAGAAAAATTTACAAATAAAATGCCAATAATTGCTGAGGAATTATATCCAACAGATACAAATATTGTTGTTGCAGATAGTAAACTTGGCTGGGCAAAAGCATTTAAAGAATTAATTAGTTTATTATACGCTGGTCAAATTCCAAAATGGGATTTATCCAAAGTTAGACCAGCAGGTGCACCATTAAAAACATTTGGCGGAAGAGCATCTGGCCCGGAACCTCTTAATGATTTATTTCACTTTACAATTGCTACATTTAAAGGTGCATCAGGAAGAAAATTAAAACCAATTGAAGCACATGACATTGTATGTAAGACAGCAGAAATTGTTGTTGTTGGCGGAGTTAGACGTAGTGCATTAATTAGTTTATCAGATTTAAATGATAGAGAATTACGTTTTGCAAAAACAGGGCAGTGGTGGGAAAAACACGGACAGAGAGCTCTTGCAAATAATTCAGTTAACTATCAAGGAAAACCAGATATCGGCACATTCATGAGAGAATGGCTTAGTTTATATGATAGTAAATCCGGCGAACGTGGTGTTTATAACGGAAAATCGGCACAAGCACAGGTGCAACGAATTAACGAAAGGAACGGTAATGAAGGACAACGAAGAGACCCTGAGCATGACTTTGGCACAAATCCGTGCTCTGAAATCATTTTACGGTCCCGTGAATTCTGCAACCTTAGCGAGTGCGTTATCAGAAGAGGGGACAATGTTGAATCTCTGGAAGAGAAAGTACGAATTGCGACAATCCTTGGAACTTTTCAATCAACCCTTACTAACTTCAAATACCTCACAAGACAATGGAAATCAAATTGTGACGAAGAACGACTTTTGGGAGTATCCCTCACAGGAATAATGGACAACCCATTAACCAATGGAAAGAAAAAAGGATTGGAATCTTTATTGGAGGGGTTAAGAGATGTGGCTATCAGAACAAATAAAGAATGGGCAGAAAAGCTCGGAATCAATCAGTCAGCCGCCATTACTTGTGTCAAACCTAGTGGTACTGTTTCTCAGCTCGTTGATTCTGCTTCTGGTATTCATGCCCGCCATAATCCTTATTATATCCGTACTGTAAGAGCGGATAATAAAGATCCATTGTGTAAATTTATGATGGAGGCAGGTTTTCCAAATGAACCAGATGTAATGAAACCCAACCATACGACTGTTTTTAGTTTTCCAATGTCAGCACCAAAAGATTCGGTGTTTAGAACTGATATGTCTGCAATAGAACAATTAGAATTATGGCAGAAATATCAAGCACATTGGTGTGAACATAAACCATCTATTACTGTTTCAGTTAAAGAACATGAATGGTTAGCAGTTGGTTCGTGGGTATGGGAAAATTTTGATGCAGTAAGTGGTGTATCATTCTTACCATTTAGTGAACATACGTACAGACAAGCACCTTATCAAGATTGCGATGAAAAAGAATTTAAAGATAGTTTAATTAACATGCCTCAAAATGTTGATTGGACCAAACTTTCTAATTTTGAAAAAAGCGATTTTACAGCAGGATCTCAGGAATTAGCCTGTTCTGCTGATACCGGTGGTTGTGAATCCGTTGATTTAACAGAATTAATGGATGTACCAACTCAGAACGAGGAATATGCTAGTAAGTAAAGATAACGATGAAGTAATGACAGTAAGTTTAGCAGGCGGTCAAGAAGTAATGGGCCGCCTGACTACAGAAGACGGTGCCCAATACTTAACCAAAGCAATGACTTTACAAGGAACAACGCAAGGTATAGCAATGGTTAAGTGGCCCGCAACAGGTGATAATAGTAAGGTATGGATTAATAAAGATCAGATTGTCGCAATGGCTCCAGCAGTAAAAGAATTAGCCGATAAATATATAGAAGCAACAACTGGGATAGTAGTCTAATGCCACAAGTACAACGAAGATCAGATAAAAACGACTCGGACGGTATCATTGATTTAATACCGCAGAGTACTGTTTTTGCTAATAATTTGGAAGTAGCCGTAGACGGCAGTCAAGGAACATTTCATTTTCCGTGGTCTTATCCCCATTTTGGTTCAACTACAAAACCATATGTATGGAAGACTACCGCCGGAAGTCCAACTGTTTTCGCAAACAATATTCCTGTTAATCGCCAAGGAGACCCAGATTCCTGTGGTCATGTTCGTGTTGGTGGGAGCCCAGATGTATTTGCAGATGGGTAACATGAATGGCATTCAACGACTTTAGTAACGGACTATCATCATTTAATGACTATATATCACCAACAGTAAATAACACTACTAATTTACTAGGTGATTCTAGTCTAGTAGGTGTACAAGCAGAATATAGTTATAATCTAAAGGATATGATATGTGCCTTGCTCGCTGGGCAAGGTTTACTATTACCTAACCTCCAAATTTGTCTAACAGT